CTACTTGATAAAAATGTAATAATGAATGTAGATACATAGTTAAAAATATAACCCGATAAATTCTCAGTGTATAACAGGTTAGTGTCCATGAAATTTAAACTCATGCGCCCAAATATGGCATTAAGAAAGAAGAGAATAAAACTTTCTCGTGAGGTGGTTCATGATTTGAAAGAAGTGAGTAAGTTATCTTCTGTCAAACAATGGGAATTTGCTGGTAATATCGAGTACAAAAATTTCAATTTTAGTAAACCAAATATCGTTACATCAAAAAAACGAAACCGTGTTGATGTTCCTGAAATTGATAGAGTTTGGTATTCCGAAATGTCATTTCACACACACCCGGGCATTGGTTACCATGACGAGGTTATATGCCAGAATACACCTGTATTCACAACCCTCCCTAGTAATGCGGATTTCGAAGCATTTATCAAAGGGTTCCCTGAAATGCAAGTTAATATAATTTGTGATTCACATGGATACTACGTTATTAATATCCTTAAATCGGCATACATGAGGGCATCACCTTTACCCGAGGCTGTACATGAATATATGACAAATGTGCGTAGTAGACCATTCATGCGTATTTGTGTATTTTCCGATAATGGGATTGAATATTTTCAAACAACTATAAAAAATTGGAAAAGAGAAATTAACGAAAAAATTGATCCAGAAATAACGAAACTTTTTGGAATATCAATTCGTTATTATGGATATGACGACGATCCCCCAATTGTTACCGTCTATCGGGATATAGACGTAGCATAGAATCCTCTAATTCATCAACCTCATACCAGGCCCAATGACATTCAGATGAATCCTTATCAATTTTACACATCTCCTGTGCTTCTTTTATCGCTTCTGTGAAGCGTAAACGAAGTCTCAGATTCTCCTTGATTGGTCTCACCTCTACGATACTCGGTCGTTGGTAGATAGATTCAAGGACATTCTTACGAGTCTTTGCTAGTTTTATTTTGTACAGACTATTTTCAGAAAAAGTAGCCACACATCTCATACTCTATTATCATAAAAAGATTTTAAGTATATTAACCCTTAACCCATAAATTAGCTACCCATTTTTCACCAGATTTGACTACATTTCCTTGATGTATAGCTAATTGTGTGTCATTTCCATTTGAATCATAATTATGAAAATAAAGTGCATCACCCGTATTTAATTTAAATTGTTTGTTCAAATTTGGAAATTCCGTTTCTCCACCTTCATAATTTTCATTTAAATACAATAAGATAGTTTGTTTTCTTGGTAGTTGATCTGAAGAATCTAAATGTATAGGAATAAACCCACCTTTTGTATATTTAATGACGTTGAGACCTTCAAAATTTTCTTGATGTATACCAAACTTTTCGGCGCATTTTTTTAAAATACTTGATATTTCATGTGAATTATTATTAATACATTTATAAAAACTGTTAATAGTTCTATTTTCATCATGTGTATAAACTTTAAATTCTGATTGGTGAAACTCACTATTGTAATTAATTAGTGTGTTGCAATCTTCAGGAGTTAAAAAACCCTTAATAATCTCAGGCTCTGTATAAACACTGAACACCACCATTTTATACTTTATCAAGCTATTAAAGTTTTAAGTTTATAATTATATATAAGATGTCCTCTTATAACGTTGAAGCTTGTAATTTCAAGTACCGTGTCTCCTCTCTCGAGAAGGTTGTTGATGGTGATACCATTGATGTGAATATTGACTTAGGTTTTGATGTATGCACAAAGCAGCGTGTCCGTCTTCTAGGTATCGACACCCCCGAATCCCGTACTTCGGATAAGGAGGAGAAGGTCTTTGGCCTTCTCTCTAAGAAGAAGCTCAAGGAATGGTGTCTAAAGGCGGTCGCATCTGAGAAGGATGACGTTGAAATCGAACTCAGATGCCCGGAGGCGGATTCTAGGGGTAAGTTTGGACGCGTACTCGCAGAGGTTTGGGTGTGTGAAGATGGAGTATGGATCAACGTGAACAAGTGGTTGGTTGATGAGGGATACGCCGTACCATACGGTGCACAAAACAAATCCCTTGTCGAAGGACTTCACCTAGAAAATCGTAAGAAGCTCATCGAACGTGGTGAGGTTCAGGTATAAGGATACTTATGCACCCATAAATTACAAACCCATTTCTCCCCGGACTTTACAGGTTGACCACCATGTAAAGCATCGGACGTATCCAACCCATAGTTATCCAATGTGTGGAAAAAGAGCGCATCACCAGCCTTGAGTTTATATTTTTCTTTTATAACTGGAAAAGATGTTTCACCCCCTTCATAGTCATCGTTGAGAGCTATGATGAAAGTGTACAACCTCTTGTTCTTGTCTTGATAAAAGACATCTTGGTGAGGTTTGTAGTGCCCACCCTCTGTATATCGTAGAACTTGGAGTTGTTCACAATTCTTGAATGGCCTATCCGTATGACTCACACATTTCTTTATAATACGTCGAACCGTATAGTCGGTATTACCACTTAGCCATGCCGTCTCACTCTTTCGTATACGCTCATCAACTCGTCTATCCTTATCTACTGTAGATACTTGTAACTCTTTTTTTGCCTGTTCGATAATATAAGCACATTCCTTTTCATTTATGAAATTTTCGATTATCACCGGTTTGGGATATGTGGGAAGCAGGTACACCAATAATACAATGAGGAACAATAGAATGACCATCTTACTGTATTCATAGAATTAATTTTCTAGGAAATGCAGAATTATATCTTTTACGAATTACAGTAAATATTTCATCACTATAATCGACAAGTTTTTCCATGATTTCGATTATTTCATCGTGTTTTTCTTGGTCAAGTATATATTGTCTTAGAAGATCTCCACCTGTATTAGATATCATTTCAAATATTTGTGAGATATCTCTTGACTTATCTAGAAACTTTTCTTGACGTTGAAGTATCGTTTTGAAATACTCTTCGCTCATCTCGTTTAACATGTAAGATATTCTAAGTTGTAGATTATCCGGGGGTTGAAGATCCATAAACATTAAATCACGCTCACATTGGTATACAATTATAGCAAATGAGAGTATTTTGTTCGATGCACCAATTGTTCTAAGCTCTCTAAATGTCGGTGTACCACCGCATGGTATGTCCCCATGTTCTCTAGATGACATTGTCTTCTTTTTGAACTCTATGAAATGAGGGTTATGGATACGTCCAGTTTCTATTTGACCAGTTCGCCAGTCAAAAGCTGTATGACAACTCGTACACCACATCTGTGCACACCCACTTGTTTTATAAATAACTGTACCACATTTTGGACATGATTTACTATCCCTATTTAAAAGTTCCATTGTTTCGACGGTTTGTGGATCACATTCATGATCATCTGTGAGCAATTCGTTACATTTCTTACAATAGTGTTTATCACACAATCCACAATACCAATTTTCATTCAAAAAACCTTTACATTCCTCATGTGGACACTGGCGGACAAATGATGTCTGTCTGTGATCAACCCCATTTGTACGTAGTTGTTCTATATGTCGCCAAACATTTTCCATCTCTCTATAGAGATCTCGAATCTCTATCGATATTATAGGGTTATTCTGATGTCTATGATGTAGTTCTAATAATTGTGATCTTTGAGTATCTAGTATGATTCTTAGTTTCCTCATTTGAAGAATTCTCTCAACCTCGGGTTGTGTCTCTGGCATTCGTGCTTTTTCTCTTTCGAATAGTACGACCTCACGGCGTCGTTTGAGTTCTGTATTTCGAAAATACTTTGTACAAAATGAATCTACAAATTCACGATTCCATGGAGTTTTACAACCCATACAGTGTGGGTCTTCAAATGAAGAAAGTATATATTTTTGACTACATGAGCGACAACTTGATAAATCACAAAAGGGACAGTCAACTTTTTTATGATTTATCTTGTTGAATTTCTCACAACAAACATCGCATGTGGTCATTAATGTAAAGGAGTTTTTTTTCTTTAAATTACAATCCATCTACAAAACTAGCAATAATATCCATCGCGTCCTCTCGACCGTATACAGTTTGTGTAAAAAATAGAGTCATTTCAGCCTGTCCGTATGACAAGTATGTATCCCGATACTTTTCATATATGGATGCGAGACCATCAAGGTTATTGTCGCACCAATTCTCTACATCCTCATCAGTCATATCACGGTGAAGACCATTTTCGATGAAATCGACAACCTCGTCGCTGAGAGGCATGTCGGTAATCACGGTACAGTCGTCGTCGGGATGATTCATTTTAGTTACTTTTTACGTGTTTTGGGTTTACTTAGGTAATTCACTTTGAGCATTTTCATATGCCTTCAGAACTTGACCCAATGTCGTCGCCCTTTGAATACGACTAGTGAATATCTTCTTTCGGTTCTTTGGTATCTTAAAGTTTCGACTGTTAATTTTAGCCTGATAGCTGGATTTATTCATCATAGTCGCCCTCTTTTCCGCGTTTCTACGAAGTTTCTCTTTGGCTGATTCAGCTGCCCCCTCAGCAGCTTTCCTCACGTTTGTCTTGAACACCTTACTCGCATTGTTGGCTTTCTTGACATTTGCTTGAGTCCTAGGTGCAAACTTTTTAGCCAACTTTATACGCTCTGCACCGGTAGCTTCACTGATCGCCGTCTTTTGGGCAGCAGTTTTAACTGCGTTCATGACACGTCGTTCCTTATTCTTTTGAACTAGGGATTTAAATGAAGGCTTGGGTTTCCTCGCCGCCACATATGCATTCGCCGCATTTTCTACCGCCTTTAGAGCGTTAGCCTTCTTCTTTTCCTTGGCCTCCTCATTGGCTTTCTTCTTGGCATTTCTTTCCGCCTTCTTTGCAGCCGCCTTCTCCGCTTCCTCCTTTCGCTTAGCTTCCTTAGCCTCTTCCTTTAATCTCTTTTCCTCCACGAGTTGATTCTGTATCGTCTTATTAGCGGCGATCGCCTCGTTCCTAATAGCTTTCATCTTATTGAGATTTTGGTTCTTGAAAGCGCTGTTAAGTCGGCCCTTGAATATAGTTTTCTTATTTTGGGGTAATTGCTTGAGTGAATTGATAGCAGACATTAACGGTTTCTTATTTTCATTGGTAAGTTTTTCAAACGTGGGGTTATTTTTCATGTTTGGTTCGAATATAGGGTTAGGTTTCATGTTTGGTTTGTCATTGTTGTTAGAGTTGGAGTTGTTATTGTATACAGGCTTTGGTTTTCCATTGATGATGTTATTGTTATTGTTACCAAGTCTCTCACCACCATTGAAGCTACCCCGTTTATTGTTAGCTACAGCCTTGTTCAGTATACCCTTCACAAGGGGTCCAGTAGTGTTAGAAATCTTCTTATTCACTCCATTTTCAAAGAGCTTACGTGTATTGGCAACCTTTTTATTGAGTTTCATCACCATGTTGGCATATTCAGATTGCTCTTTGCGTGTGAGTACACTCTTCTTGATGTTATTCCTCAATTTAATACGATTGTTTAAGTTTTTATTGAGATTATTGAGTTCTGTTATCGTCTTAGCATTTATAATAGCTGGGCGCCATTTACCTATCCTACCCATAAACTTGGCGACCTCCCTTTCGGTTTTGTTAGTTAAATTCTTTCGCCTATTCTTGAGTTTCTTATTCTCGACGTTTTGCTGACGCTTACCCTCATTATTGAGCTGCTTGTTCAACTCGGCACTGGCATTGAAGTTATTATTGTTATTCTTGTTCTTGGCAGCCCTGTTTATACGCTTACCCTCATTATTGAGTTGTTTGTTCAATTCCGCAGCGGCGTTGAAATTATTATTGTTGTTCTTATTCTTGGCACGATTTTGACGCTTAGCTTCATTATTGAGTTGCTTGTTCAACTCGGCACTGGCATTGAAGTTGTTGACATTATTTTGTTTGTTTTGAATTTTGTTTTTGGTATTTTTATTCAACTTAAACGTGTTATTAGACGCGTTTTTGAAATTGTTTCCAGCCGCATTTTCTTTGTTGGGTTCTTCTTCTATAGTATTTAGTTTGTTGTTGGGGCCCACGAACTCTGTGTTGTTGTTGGGCTTCACATTACCGTTGGGCTTCGCGTTGTTAGCGTTGTTATTGGGCTTCACATTACCGTTGGGCTTCGCGTTGTTAGCGTTGTTATTGGGCTTCACATTACCGTTAGGCTTCGTGTTGTTAGCGTTGTTATTGGGCTTCACATTACCGTTAGGCTTCGTGTTGTTAGCGTTGTTATTGGGCTTGGCATTATTTTCTTTTGGTTTACGCTTATTCTCAGCCAATTGCTTAGCGTTACGCCTAGCCTCTAAAGCGGTCTTGGCCCTGTTAAGTGTTTTGTTGTATTCAGCATTTGGTATGAACTTCATGGTTTTGGTACCGGGTACGGTAGTGGAGTATCCACCGAATATACCTTTCTTATCGGTCGCATTGAGCTTGTACACTTCAAGATCCTTGTTTCTCTTATTGGTAAGAGCATTTACAGATATAGTATTCATCGCTTTACCGTTAGCGAAAGCTTTCACATAGTTCTTAGAAATGGCCAAGTTTGTAGAAAGCTTTTTCAATAATTGTAAATCAGCTTCACTAGCCGTCTTTTCCGCGAGTTTGTTTTCAACTTCCTTTTTCATGGCATTGTAATTTGTTGGGTTTACATATGCAATACGTCTCTTACCCATAAACAT